CAGCTAACATTCCAGCAACAGAGCTACGCGCCCAAGATGCCAACAAAGCTTTTGCTTTATCCATTATTTTTCTCCTTTTGGTCGGTCGGGCAAATCACCCGAAAACGCGCCATAAGTTGGTCGGCCGTAACCGACAACAAATGACCTTGCTCCCAAAGTTCTTGATTTCACCATGACTTCACCGCCATTGCGCTGATCCCCACCGCCTGATGTATTGCCTTCGATAGTCACAATTTGTTTTTCCGATGCCCGGATTACTAAACCAATGTGGTTAATTGTAACCTTGTCATCGATAACAAAATCAAAAAACACAAAATCACCAATTTTTGGCGTGGTGTGCCATTGCTTGTTTTTCTTAAATGCCTCAGCTCCAGCTTTAGTGCTTACAACATTTGGCACTTTGACCCCCGCCATTTCTGAGCAATAGTTCAGGAACGACCCACACCATGGCAGCTTGTCGGCTTTCATGTGTTTGCCATATTTTGTTTCATTATTGCCAGTTTCAGCTACGCCGACCTCAGCGAGCGCAACCTCAATCAGACGCGGCAATGTGCCTTGTGGAAAATTACTCATTAACAATTATCCGCTCGACAAATGGCATTATCCATTGACAGGTCTCCTCATCAAATCCCAAATTGCCTTCTGGTTCGGGAGCAATGAAAGCGTCACGATCTGGGTCGTATGTAAAACCTATACCTGCATAGTTTTTTCTAATGCGTCCATTGTAAGATGTGCGAACACAGGTTTGATTGCGATAATTGCCATACCATTCCTCTGGTGTCAATCCATCAATCAATTGATTTTCATCAACGCCCACAATAATCTCAACAACAATGTTGTTTTGTAAAAATGCATAGTGAGCCATTAGACAGTCACCGTTCCTGTTCCTGCTGTAAATGTATAAACTTTGTAACCTGTTGGTGTCGTTTTTGCATAAGTAAGACCGCCGGGAATTGTAGTCAAATCTGCAAATGTGTCAGCGTATTTGATAATGACAACGCCTGAACCTCCATTGCCACCTGACAATGTTGTTTCAAATCCACCCGCGCCACCGCCGCCCGATCCTGTATTTACAGACCCATTGCCAGCTTGATTTGCTGGGTTTCCTGCGCCTCCATTGCCACCAATACTTGATCCACCTGTTCCAGCAGTTGAATTTGCGCCACCGCCGCCCCCAGCCGCGTAGTTAAGCGAGCTTCCGGAAATTGAATTTGCTTTACCTGTTCCACCATTTCCACCCGCGCTTCCGCTTGCAGCGGTTCCAGCAGTATTTGATCCACCGCCGCCCCCAGCGTTTGCTCCGTTATTTCCATTACCGCCGGCTAAACCTTCGGCTGGACTATATGAACCTGAGTTTCCAGCCGCTCCGAGGCCGCCCCCGTCCGAATCCGTGCCGCCCCCGCCGCCGCCCGATCCACCCGTTACGCCGTTTAGACGGGAATCTGGTGCATTTGGTGGCACACCATGGCCGCCCCCGCCGCCGCCCGATGATGTAATTGTTTTAAATACTGAGTTGCTCCCGCTTGAACCTTTTGTTTGTGTTGGTGATGTACCACCCGCACCACCTGCACCAATTGTGACAGTAAATGATGCGCCAATGCTAAAACTTGATCCGTCACGATATCCCCCCGCGCCCCCGCCGCCGCCCGTATTTTTTCCCCCGCCGCCCGCCCCGCCGGCAACGCATAAATAATCAACAGTAGATGGTTTTGCTAATCCACCTTGAGCCGTAATTCCCAAAATTGGATTGCGCATTATGAAATGCCGCCAATAACTGTCCAAGAATTTGCGGCTAGTTTGATTGCACTTGCAACTTTGTAACGACTTAAAAATGGCGATCCAATAGTTGCTCCGGATGATACGACTGTTGTTGTTCCTGGAGTTGTTGCTGTAATTGTCGTGACTCCAGCACCTTTCATATAAATGTTTAAAACTGTGCCAATGTCAAAATTAACGCTTGCATCTGTCGGAATGTTAAATGTGTTGGCTGAGGCATTATCCATTGTCACTAATGTGTTTGTGCCATCAGCCAAAACAGCTGTATAACTTGCGCCGGTTTGAGCGTTAATTGTTAAGCTTGCATCATCCTGTGCAATCCATGCAAAATCCATGTTTGTATTTGATGCTTTGGATAGCACTTGCCCGGTTGTTCCGCCAAGTAAATCTTGCATTGAAGTATCAACGCCTTGGCCAAAGATATTAAAATCAGCGGGCAAGTCGGTGACAAGATCGGTTGCGGTCGGCATGACCCACCCGAAATAGGTTGTTGGATTAGCCATTTTTTCTCCTTACGCCACAATTGTGGCATTGATCCAATCCAGAGTTGGATTGACTGTGTTCCATTGCTCTACCACCGGCACATCATTCCATCGCATAGCTTGCAATGAGAATGAGATTGGTGACAAAATCATTGTGACGCTAATCTGATTATATCTGGCAGAAAATGTCCAGCCTTCAACGAAACCCAGATAATCGCCGGAATTCATGTTTAGTGGCAGGTCGGCAATATCAACGGGCATACCCATAAAAACATTGATTAGATCGTCGCGGTCGGCATCATCAAGCTCTGGATTAGTCAGCTCATAGGTTATGTTGTTAAAATTAAAGCGTGGATAAGCTCTGAGTGCCAAATAAAAATCTGCTTGATCTTCGGCATCGTGCAGGTGCCGCAAGGTAGTTGTAAAAATCTGTGACAATTCGCCATACAGCGCAATTGAGGCTGCATCGCTGGCATCGGTTTCATTGTTACTGTTTTGGCCATATTGGATTGTTATGTTGTTTCTAACATCGCCCGTGCGCGATTGGATGCTCAAACCTGATGCCAAAGCATGATTGGCTGTGAGATCAACATAACCATTTAAGGCAAGATAATTTGTGCGGTGTGTTGAATCGGCATACCCGATTTGCCCCGTTGGCGACTCATACAAATAACCTAAACCGCTGCTGGCTAGAGCTGCAACCAATGAATAAACATCTGTGCGGTTGGAGGATCGTTGTGCAAGCTCATAGTTGCCCGGCCTGTCAATCTCGCCCAAGCCTGTGTTTTCGGCATCCTGCCATTGTGTCGTTGGCTCATAGGTTGCCCATGTCAAAGCTGCTGGCACTTGTTGCCATTGTGCAAATAAGACTTGGCTCAAAATTGTGTAAATCTGGTCGCCATCAAAATCATGTGCCAATACGCCATCGGTCAATGCCTTTGGCAATCTAGACAATGCGCCCAAGGCTGTAATGCTAACGCGCTGTGCATAATCAATGCCACCGACTTCGGCAACGGCAATTCCGACATCCACAACCGATCCACCAAAGATTGGCACAAATGTAGCTGTTGAATCTTGTAGTTCAATCGTAAGTGAATCATTAATGCCAATTGCTACATTTGATTGGTCGAGGTTAATAATTTGGAGGCTTGCATATCCGGCTTGCGCTTGTTCATAGATGTTTGTGCGACCGCTGGTGATTGTAAGGTTGGCCAAAATAGCCGTTTGATATTGCACACCATCAATAGTCACGCGCCAAATGGGATTAAAAATTGTCATTAAATTCCCACTAAATTAGTTGCACCACCGGTGCCTCTAAAAAAACTGTTGTTTTGAGCATCATTGATTGCGCGTGTAAATCCTTCTTCATTGATGATAGATGGAGCATTGACATTGATTACAACATTTGATGCTACATCGCCGCGCTCTCTAGCTCTTATAGCCATTGTCCGGGCATTGATGTCACTCATGCTCGCACTAGCTGCTGCGGCTGCTGCAATCAATCTTGCGGTGTTTTGTGAGTCTGTTGTGCCGGCTCCAGCTACACCTTCGGTTCCACCAGCATCGCCTCTTATCTCGGGTATTGTCGGTATTTTTATTTTAGGTACAACACCGCCGCCGCCTCCACCGCCTCCACCTGACGCACCTCCCGCACCGCCACCTGCACCTATACCACCGCTGATTGCTCCGGGTGCGCCACCTACAGCAAATTGTGGCAATTTCTCGTCATTGCCAACCAAAGCATTGGCGGCGGCTAAGACAGCAGCAGCTAGTGCCACAGCTCCAACGCCAAGCAATGGATTAAGTGCAAATGCTTGCGCAATACCAGCAACCAATGCCGATGCTTTGAGCAGGTTATAGGCAGCAATCAAAGACTTGATAAGCACGATTGTGCCTTGAACAGCGGCCGCAATTTTTGCAGTTACAAAGATTGTGGCAATAATTGCACCAACAACAGTCAATTCATCCTTTAGATCAATAACTGTGTCAATGATGCCTCTTACTTTTTTGCCCCACTCGACCGCTTTTGTTTGTGACTCTGATAAACCTTCTGCCAAGCTGTCTTTCCCAGTCAATCCAGCAACAAATGATTCAATTGCCGGAACTACTGTGACAATTAAAAAATCAGCTAATTCTTTGACAACGGGCAACAAAGCTGCACCAATAGCTTCTTTGGACTCATTAACCGCAATGCTGATTTGTTGAAACTTAAATGCTGCCGTCTCTGATTGATTTTCAATAAAGCCATCAAATGTCTTGTTGAGTAATTGTTGAGTTTCATCAAATGTCAATGTTTTAAGTGTCGCGGCATCAATTCCAACGCCTAATTTGCCCAAAGCCGTGTTTGATCCTTCAAAGCTTTTAGCAACAGCATTTGTCACAGCTTCTAGCGGCTTACCAGTTGCAGCTGCAATTTCTTGGCTTAATGTGAGCAATTCCTGTGATTTGGTCAAATCTCCAGTAGCACGCAAAAGGCGAGATAACGCCGGACGAATTACATCATCCGTTGTTGCTGTTGCGATGCTTTGGGCCGTGACATATTTATCAATGCCAGCAATCTGGTCAGCTGTTGCGCTTGTCGTGTTGCGTATTGTTTCCTCGAGTTTTTTCTGGCCTACTTCATCCTCTGCTGCCGCTTTAACCGATGCAATAGCAAATGCGCCAATTGCCGCACCAGCAGCAGCAAAAGCCACAGCTGCCTTTTTGCCAAATGCGCTAAATTGATCGCCAATTGTCTCGGTTTCTTTGCTGGCTCCTTTTATATTTTTGCTAAATTCAGCAACATCTGCCAGCAGCGATAGCTTGAGCGTTCTCGATCCTTGAGCAGCCATCACCACACCTTCACAATCTTAGAAAACGCTTCTTGCCATTGCGCAATTATCTGTGGCTGTTCAGCTTTAAGTGTTGGGTAAATAAACCAACCTCTAGAGCCTCGACCTTCACGACCAGACCAAATTGGAAATTGCCTGTATTTGTTTGATCCAAATTCATAGCCTCCCCAAAGTTGTTGGGTAGTGCCACCGCCTGAAAATTTCTGTGAGGCAAAACCAAATGACATCTCGCCAATCTTTGATGATTTGCTTACCCGTGAGCCTTCGGCAATTCGGCGTGAAGCTGTGTCACGGCCTTGAGATTTAGAAATGATTTTGCCTTGAAGATAAGTGGCAAGGCCATTGGAAACAGATTTGGCTTGCGACACGGCTTCATCATCCATGCCTTTAAAGGCGTAGATGATTGCTCTTAATTCCGCTTTTTCGAAAGCGACTGCATCCTCAGCCATTTCTCGCCTCCAATATCTCTATTACCGTCAATAAATCCTCAGCTGTTTTAAATTCGCTTAGAGGTTGGCCACTAGCTATGGCCACCTCCCAAAGAATCCTATTTATGCTTCCGGACTTATAGCTTTTGGGTTTGCATCACCGACAATGATGTCAGAGACAGTCTCGCACCAAATCTCAAATGGCTTAGCTGGCTTGCCGGCCATTTCTCTTTTCATTGCGTGGTATGCAAGAAACAACAGATCAGACACGCCCATTTTGTCTTGAGCTTGTCCAATCGTGTTGCCAGTCTTGTTTTCCCATTTTGCCCATTCTGCTGGATGTGCAATGTATGTTTCAGCATTGCCATCCGTGTATTCAATTGTGATTGGTAGTTTCATGCTCCCGAGCTCCTTTTTATAGTGTTGGTGTGGTCACACAGGTAAATGCTAGTGAAACAGTCTGTGCATCCGGTGCTGTGCCTCCGGCTGATGGGAAAATTGGCTGCACACTAAAATTGAACACTGATCCTGATGCAGCTGTAAAGACAACCGCCAATGGTGTGTTTGGTGCGGTGTCTGCCGCTGTCCATAGCGCGTTGCATAGTGACCCACCTGCTGGCCAGTCGGCAAGCATTTCAACAGCGAACGATCCTTGCGAATCGGTCGTGAAATAGCTTTTGCCTGAAAGTAACTGATATGTATTGATTGTAGAATCAATAGTTAGAATTGCGGATGTGGCCTGAGCATCGTAATTATCACCATTAATGGTGAAAGTGATGTCTCTGCCGGTGACGATTGTTGTTGGCATGATTTCTCCTTAGTTGGTGTAATAGGTGCTGACTTGTAAATCGGCTGTGAGGTATTTGCCCGCACCGACTTCCAATGGTTGAGGTTGATTGACATTGCCGACTTCATAACCTGATGGCATTGTGCTGATGATGTCAATCATTAGTTGTTCGAGATTGTCCAAAGCTGCTGCATTGTTCATATAAGCAACAACACCAGTTACAGTCAGATTGATTTTGACTTTAGTTGTTGCGCCGTTAATTAAAACGCTTTCAAGATAAGGTGCATCCGGAATTAAACAAATGCTCGGAGATGTCATTGCCTCTGGAATGCCGTTATAGACATTGGCTGCAATGGTTGAAAGTGCAGTCTGCAATGGTGTGCGAATGTCAGCTTCAATGGTCATTGGCACATTGCCTCAACATCCAAAAATGGGCCTAATAAGCCAACAACTCTATTGGTCAAGCTGCGACCGAGCACAAATGGTGATGGCTGGAAATTGTCTGCCATGATTTGATTGCCGGGAGCTGTAATGCTTTGAAAAATCTCAACCGAAACGACCAAAATTGCGTTTTCAATTGGCGGTGTGCTTGCGTAGAGCTGTGCAGCTGATGATCCGCTCAAAGTAGCCAATGCGCTTGGGATAAATGGCAATGGGTATGTGCGATCCGCGGCAGCTGTGGCCGCTGTGAATGTAAATGGCTCAATCCGATCATCGGTGACTGTGTAAGTGCCATTGTAGGTTCCGGCCCCGGTAACAATGACAGATTGCCCCGGCACAAAATAATTCGGCCGGATAGTTGTGAAATAAATGACGGCATTATCCACAATGGCAAATGTC